AAATATGACTAAAACATTTTATATAACTTATTGGGCTTCTAAACATAAGAAGCACATAACAAGACAAGGCAAACATGACGATAAAAGCAGATATGGTGTTGCGAAGAATGGAACACCTTATTATGTTTATTATGATTTAGACGCACATGGATATAGAACTGCGACTACATCTTGGAAAGTGAGGCACTAATGAAAATATTAATTGGATTAACAGGGTTTGTAATTCTTCATATAGGCGCAATCTTATCTTTTAGATATGATTTTACTATTGGAGTATTAGTAGCTTTTTTAGGTGTCTTTATGTTTTGGGCAATGTTACCAAGCACAGACCAAAATGAAAGATTAAGAAGATATGAAAGACAACATCAAAAATGGTTGCGAGGTAGAAATGAGTGATTATAGATGGTGTCATGGTCCTAAGTGTCATAAACATCGCACACAGGACAGGATAAGAGGTGTCAAAGGCTCAAAGGTTTTGAGGACCAGAAAAATTCCTCAGAATAGTTGGAACGCAGACAATATGTGGTCACACTTTTGTAGTCAAGGTTGTTGGAATGAATTTGCTTTTACACATTGGGAAGAATTCATTGGACTACACCCAAGGACCGAGGCTCTTGAAACACCAATAGATGTAGTTGTAGAAACTAGAGAAGATTGGACCGGCAATCCATATAAAACAAAAGTAATAAAAGAAGTAGTTGACAATGCTTGACTTATCCTATATGATCCCAGATATGACAGAAAGAACTATACAGACAACTAATCCTTACTCTGGTCAATCAACAATGTTAACTCCAGAAGAATACAAGTTATACATTATGATTAAGCAGGCTGAATTAGATGAAGACTACAAGACCGTAGAAAAAGGATTATCTAAATTTAGTAAGATGAACGCTAGCGCGTACATGACTTTACTAGATTAAAACTCTCTCACCCAGGCGCTAACGCGCCTGGATAGTGGTCCCAATCCCATACCTAAATAATCCCGGACCGATAAAAGCAATCCCCATTACAAAAAAAGGGGTCCCACTACTCTAGGTTGTATTGCTTGTTTTAGACAGATAAGGGTGTTATAATACTTTTTCACTGTTAAAAAGGTGCAAAAAATTTTATAAAAAATTTTTTATGAAGAAAAAAGATATAGATAAATTGCCGTCTAACATTCGCTCTGAGTACAGAAGATTAAAAGTTATGCACGCAGAGAAAAAAATACAAAGAAAAGCAAAAAATGATTTTATGGCTTTTGTTAAAGCTGTGTGGCCCGAGTTTATAGAAGGTGCACACCACAGAGTTATTGCACAAAAGTTTAATGACCTAGCAGATAAAAAAATTAATCGACTAATTGTTAACATGCCACCAAGACATACAAAGTCAGAGTTCGCAAGTTATCTTTTGCCAGCATGGATGGTAGGTAAAAATCCAAAATTAAAAATTATTCAAGCAACTCACACCGGAGAACTTGCTGTAAGGTTTGGTCGTAAAGCAAAAACATTAATTGATAGCGAAGAATACTCAAAAATTTTTGATACAACGCTTCGAGAAGACAGTCAGGCTGCAGGAAGATGGGAAACTGCGCAAGGTGGTGAGTATTTTGCAGCTGGTGTTGGCGGTGCAATCACGGGCCGTGGTGCAGACCTCTTGATTATTGATGATCCGCACTCGGAACAAGACGCAATATCAGGTAAAGCTTTTGAAAGTGCCTACGAATGGTACACATCAGGACCAAGACAACGTCTACAACCAGGCGGACAGATAGTTTTAGTCATGACTAGATGGAGTAAAAAAGATTTAACAGGAATTTTACTCGACAATCAGAAAAAAGTTAAGGGTGATCAATGGGAAATTGTAGAATTTCCGGCAATCATGGACCACGGAACTAAAAAAACGCCAGTGTGGCCGCAATATTGGAAATTAAAAGAGTTAGAATCTGTAAAAGCAACACTTCCTGTTGGAAAATGGAATGCACAGTGGATGCAAAACCCAACTTCTGAAGAAGGAGCGCTAATAAAACGAGAATGGTGGCGAAAATGGGACAAAGAATTTTTACCAGATGTAACTTACGTCATTCAAAGCTACGATACAGCATTTTTAAAAAAGGAGACAGCTGATTACAGTGCAATTACGACCTGGGGTATTTTTTATCCGGAAGAAGGAGGCAAACCAAATATAATTTTGCTCGATTCTGTCAAAGATAGATTTGATTTTCCAGAACTTAGACGTGAAGCGCTAGAGCAATATAAATATTGGCAGCCTGACATGGTTATCGTTGAGCAAAAAGCATCAGGTACACCTCTAACGCACGAGTTAAGAAATATGGACATTCCAGTGATGACATTTACTCCAAGTCGTGGTAATGATAAGCACGTTCGAGTAAATTCTTGTGCCCCGCTGTTTGAGGCCGGATTAATCTGGGCTCCTGATGAGCAGTTTGCAGAAGAAATGATCGAAGAATGCGCGTCATTTCCATATGGCGATCATGATGACCTAGTCGACAGTATGACTATGGCTGTCATGCGATTCAGGCAGGGAGGCTTCCTACCCCATCCAGAAGATTATGAAGATGAAAAAATAGAACCTAGGAGGAGAGAGTACTACTAAGTATGTCATTAAAAAGCGAAGCTATAAAAAGATTTTTAACTGCAGCAAGATCCCTTGTTAATCAAGGTATGAGCAAAGAAGCTATCATGCAGTTTGCTAAAAATGAATTTGGTGAAATAACAGAACTGTTTAAAAAACAAATAGATAATATTTTTAAAAAACCTGCATCAGGAATTGAAAAAATAAAAATTAAAGATGAAGTATTTGACGACACTGTAGTTAAACTTCCAATAGATGATACAGGTCAACCGTTTAATCCTAAAAATCCAATGAAGGAGTATGGTAAACCAAAAAAATCTGTTGAAGAACGAATGGAAAATATTAAAGAACTTAGTTCAAAACTAGATGAAATTCTAAAAGAAAGAAAAGAAACTTTTAAACCTAAAAAAACAGATGATTTTAATCTGTCAGAAGACGATCCATTAGGTGATTTAGAAAAAATTATAAGAGGTGAAGGCGACACAGGTCTTCCTAAAAAACCAAAAAAACCAAGAGATGAAAAATACACAGGTGGTCTTGTAGATGTTGAACCAAGTCTTTCTGACATTGGCCATGGTTCGGATGCCTTGATGGCAAGAACAAGATTGATGTCACCTGGATCACAGATGACTACATCAACTGGTTTAAATTATTTACTCGCTGAAGACAATGACAACATAAGAGTTCCGTTTGCAGGTGGTGGATCAGACAGAATGATGTCTAATGCAGAAAAAGAATTTGATGCTTACAACAAATTTAGAGATCAAATGGATTTTAAAAGATTTTTAGAACAACGTAGAAGAGAAATGGAGCAAGACAAAAAAAGACATAAGGAAAAAACTGAAGGCATAGCTGTAGCAGAAGGTGGTCGTATAGGTTTTTCAAAAGGCAAACTAGCTTTAAAAAAATTAAATGAAGGAAGACGTAAATTTATGAAAGCTGCTGGTGCAGGTGCTGCAGGTATCGCTGCACTTAAAACAGGATTAATTAATCTTGCAAAAGATGCAGGACCAAAAGTAGAAGCGGTAAAAGAAACCGTGGTCCAAGCACCAGATTATTTTTTTGATTTAATGAGAACAATTAAAATGTTTGGTAAAGAAGGCACACCTATAGGTGAAAGAATGAACGTAACTAATTATAAAAACTTTGAATTAACAGAAGACATTACAACAGGTGATGTGAGAATTACAAAACAAAAAGGTGATCCTGATGCACCTGGATACAAAGAAGAAGTTATGGAATATAGTAAAGCTGGTAATCCTCTAGAAGAAGGTGGTCAAACGATAGAAAAATATGAAGAGGCAACTTTATTTCCTGACATGGATGGTAAGATGAAAGATATTGAAGATGGTATTGAACCAGATAGTATAAAAGAAATTATGGAAGAAGTTTCTGAAAAAATTACCAAAAAAGCATCAGGTGGTCTAGCAAATCTATTAGGAGAATAATGGAAGAGTACGACGTAGATTCTATTTTAGACATGTACGAGGAAAGCTATGTTCCTGAACCAAGAACTAAAAACTACGACTATAAAAATCCTTTACAAAAAAATCAATATGTCATGAGAACTGACGAAGAAATCCAAGCTATTATTAATGACCCTAAATACAAAGATTACACAAGAAAAGATTTTAGGAATGAAGGAATATTAAGTAGAAAAGAAACAGAAAGAGAAACGTTAGAGTTTAAAAATTTTGGTAAGAAAAAAAAGAAACCAGCAAATTTAGAAAATGTTAAAAGAGATGAAAAAATAAAAAAAACACAGGGCAGTAATATTTCTGTTAGGGGATCAGGTCAAACAGGAAAACAATTTAGTCACGTGTATCCATTAATAGAATCTGCAAAACCTGGAACTAAAACTACTTTTACGATTGATGCAAAAATGAATAGAGCATTAGAAGGATATAACAAAATAGGTCAAAGCATTGCAGAACAACAAGAGTTTTTAATTAAAAACAAACCTGAAGGATATAAAAATAAATTAGTAGAATTAAATGCAAAAGCAAAAAAAAATGTAATGAATGCAATTAATGATTTAGGAAAAGAATACAAAGGTCAAATAGGATATTTTCAAGTAGATCCAGATACTGGTGAGTTTAAACCTAAAGCAGGTAATTATAAAATGTCTTTTGCTGGTATTGAGGGTAAAAATGAAATTTATAAAGATATGACTGGAAAAGAAAGAAAAAACTTTGAAAGAAAAATATCTGCAATAGAAAATGCAAAAAAAACAGATGGAGTAACACTAGGATCAAATTTTAGTAATGTTTCTAAAAAACTTGCAACAAAATCTTTAGGTGATTTAGCTATATCCCTTGGTTCGCCAACTGCGTTACTAGGTTTAAATGCATATCTAGGAGTTGACCCCAGAGAATCTTTAGATAGAGCCATTCTTGGTGGAGAAGTTGCATTAGCACCATCAGGTATAAAAGCATTAATGAGTAGACTTGATAATATAAAAAATCCACTTGTTAGAAAAAGTATTGAAACTGCAGCTGGTCTAAGACTACCAGGTGTATTTACACCGGCTAACGTAATGAGAGCTGCACGATTTGCATCACCGGTAGGTATTGCAACATTAGCTGGCGAGGGACTTTACCAATTAGGTAAACTAGGATATGAAGAACAACAAAGAATTAATGCAATGAGCCCAGAAGAAAAAGCTGAGTATCTTGCAGAACAACAAGAACTTGCGGATATGTCAGCGTAATGAATAAAACAAAAACAAAAAAGAAAAATCCAACACTTGCAGCAAAAAATCCTGCATTTAAATGGTGGGCAGTCCCACCTAAAAAAGGACCACTATCACAAGGGTTGAAATTAGGTAAAAAACAAGTTAAGAAAGCTTAGGAGAACATATATGGCAGAAATAGACAAAGCTCTCCCGAACGATAAACGACCCGAAGAAGTTGCAGAAGAGGTCGAAGTTACGGGAATTGAAGAAACACCAAAAGGTCCAGTAGAAATTACAGAAGATGAAGAAGGAGCAACAATTGATTTTGATCCTAATTCAATGCCGATGCCACAAGGGGGCGATCACTTTGCAAACTTAAACGAATTACTTCCAGAAGAAGATACAGACATGATCGGTAATCAATTACAAAATGATTACATGGAATATAAAATGTCTCGTAAAGAATGGGAGCGAGCATACATTACTGGTTTAGATTTATTAGGATTTAAATACACAAACAGAACAGAACCTTTTCAAGGAGCTTCAGGTGCAACACACCCAGTGTTAGCAGAAGCAGTTACACAGTTTCAAGCTTTAGCTTATAAAGAATTATTACCAGCAGATGGTCCTGTTAGAACTATGGTAATGGGTAAAACAGATCCACAAAAAGAAATGCAAGCACAAAGAGTTAAAAACTTTATGAACTATCAGTTAATGGATAAGATGCAAGAATACGAATCTGATTTTGATCAGATGTTATTCTATCTACCTCTTGCAGGTTCTACATTTAAAAAAGTTTATTATGACGATTTATTGGGACGAGCAGTATCAAAGTTTGTCCCTGCGGATGACCTTGTTGTTCCGTATACGGCTACCTCATTAGACGATGCGGAATCAGTCATTCACGTTGTCAAGATGTCAGAAAATGAATTAAGAAAACAGATGGTATCTGGATTCTATTCTGACATCGAGTTGACAAAACCATCAGGCACAATCACTAACGAGCTCGAAGAAAAAGAGCGAGAAGTTGAAGGTGTTACAAAATCCCAGAGAATAGATCCTTTGTATACAATTCTAGAATGCCACGTTAATCTAGACTTGGAAGGATTTGAAGACCTTGGCCCCGACGGAGAGCCAACTGGAATAAAATTGCCTTACATCGTTACAATCGAAGAAGGCAGTAGGAAAGTTTTGTCTATTAGACGAAACTTTGCGCCCAATGATCCAAAGAAAAATAAAATCCAATATTTTGTCCACTTCAAGTTTCTGCCGGGACTAGGATTTTATGGCTTAGGATTAATTCATATGATTGGCGGATTGAGTCGTACTGCAACTACGGCTCTCCGTCAGTTATTAGACGCTGGAACATTATCCAACCTACCCGCAGGATTTAAGCAAAGAGGTGTCAGAGTAAAAGATGATGCCGCAAATATACAACCAGGTGAATTTAAAGATGTTGACACTCCTGGTGGTAATCTAAAAGATGCTTTCGTATTCTTACCTTACAAAGAACCATCAGCAACTTTATTACAGTTGATGGGTATTGTAGTTCAAGCAGGACAAAGATTCGCGTCCATTGCTGACATGCAGGTTGGGGACGGGAATCAACAGGCCGCTGTTGGTACAACCGTAGCTCTTTTAGAACGTGGTTCAAGAGTAATGTCAGCAATCCATAAAAGACTTTACGTAGGTCTTAAACAAGAATTTAAATTACTTGCTAAAATTTTTGGTGAGTCATTACCACCGGAATATCCTTATGATGTTCCTGGTGCATCAAGAAATGTTAAAGCAACAGACTTTGATGATAGAGTAGACATACTTCCTGTTGCAGATCCAAATATATTTTCTATGTCGCAAAGAGTATCACTTGCACAAGAACAATTAAGATTAGCAACTTCTAATCCACAAATGCACAATATGTATTCTGCTTACAGAGGAATGTATGAAGCAATTGGTGTAAAAGACATTGATAGAATTTTACCACCACCTGCACCTAACATGCCAAAAGATCCGGCTATAGAACACATTGATGCAATGGCTGGTAAAGCATTTCAAGCGTTTCCAGGTCAAGATCATAGAGCACACATAACTGCTCACTTAAATTTTATGGCTAGTAATTTTGTTAGAAACAATCCTAGTATTACTGCAGCGTTAGAAAAAAATATTATGGAGCACATATCATTGATGGCACAAGAACAAGTAATGTTAGAGTTTCCACAAGAAATGGCAATCTTACCACAGTTACAACAAGCAGCTGTTCAAAACCCACAAATACAACAACAGATGCAACAAATATCTCAAAAGATAGAAGCTAGAAAAGCTGTATTAATTGCAGATATGACTGAAGAATTTATGAAAGAAGAAAAACAAATTACTTCTCAGTTTGATCATGATCCATTATTAAAATTAAAACAAAGAGAAGTTGATCTTAAAGCTATGGAAGAAGAGCGTAAGATGAAAGAAGATGAAGCTAGACTTGAATTAGATCGAGCTAAAATGGTTCAAGCAAAAGATCTAACAGAACAAAAAATGGAACAGAATGAAGATCTAGCTAAACTAAGAGCTGATACATCTATTGAAAAATCGTTGATGTCTGTAGGTTCTAAACTAGCAACAGATGCAGCTAAAACAAAAGACGTAAAGATCTTGAAAGGTCCGAGAAGTTAGTATATTAACAATTAGGAGAAAAATATGGCAAAAGACACATTTAAACAGTTCGTTAACAAAGACGGCTACGCTAAAGGTGGAATCCCTGTAGAAGAGTCTCCTCAAAACTTAGTATTAGATCCAAGATCTAAAACAAGTATCAGAGGAAGAAACTACATTGCACAAGGAGACACTGTAGACGTTAAAGGTACACGAGCTATTAGAAAAGAAAAGAAACCTGTAAAGGCTACTTGGTACTAACATGTGGTTATCGGCAATTAAATTAGCCGTATCTGCTGGTAGTAAAATTTATGCTAACAAGCAGAGAACGAAGATGGCTATGTCAGATGCACAACTTATGCATGCTGAAAAGATGGCCCGGGGTGACGAAGCTTACCAAGGAAAATTGTTAGAGGCCCGACAGTCAGACTGGAAGGACGAGGCAGTTTTGATAATTCTCTCGTTGCCCGTACTGGTGCTCGCTTGGGCAGTAATATCGGACGATCCAACTGCTATGGACAAAGTAAAACTCTTTTTCGATATGTTCTCTCAGCTCCCGTCATGGTTCACAAATTTGTGGATCCTTGTCGTTGCGAGCATATATGGTATAAAGGGAACTCAAATTTTTAGAAACGGAGGAAAAAAATGAGAAACGACTTTGGAACAAGACCTTATGCATCAAGATTTAATGGCAAAGGTATGAAAAAAGGTGGGTCTGCTAAAAAGAAAAAGCAGGGCTACAAAGATAGAAAAGATGAATCTATCGCTATGAGGATCAGAAAAAAAAGAACTAAGAAACAACTTAGAGCTTCTGCTGATGAATCTTACGGTAAATTTGGATCAAAAGCTAAAAAAAGCGGAAAGATAAATAGGTAGTATAATGTCAGATTTAATTAAAACAGACGCTGGTAAAAAAGGAATGGTTATTGAAACAGGTTCTCCAGGAACTGAAGGTCAATACAACAAAGCAGCTAGGGAAAGATTAAAAAGGATTAAAGACAACAGAAAAATCCAAAATAATCCAAAAGCTTCTGCTGTTACTAAAAAGAAAGCCAAAAAACAAAATGAATTTTTAACTGGTGGAGATGGACAAAATTTTTTAAAACCGGTTAAATCATATAAAGCTGGTGGATCTGCTAAAAACACTAGAAGAATGAACAGACTTGAAGAACTTGGAAGAGTAGATGCAGAAAAAGCATATACTAAAAAAGGTAAAAGAAATCTTAAAGCTGAAAAAAGAAGAATAGTTAGATCATTAAATTCTAGAGGAGCAGCTAAAAGAGGACATGGAGCAGAAATAAAATAAAGGAAAAAACATGCGAAAAAAAATGAAAAAGAAAAAGAAAAGTAAATTTCCAGATCATTCAGGTGATGGTAAAATTACTAAAAAAGATATTTTAATGGCAAGAGGCGTCATTAAAAAACCAATGAAGAAAAAGAAAAAATAATGTTAAAAAAAATTTTAAATGCAATTAAAAATCTTTTTGTTCCTACAAAACAAACAGAAATTGTGCATTTAGATAAACCAGTAGTGGTGGTAGAAAAATGTCCAAGACATGCATACTTTAAACCAAAGTGTCATATGTGTGTAGCGGCATTAAATGGAGTTAATCTGTAATGGCTAAATTATGTCCAAAAGGTAAAGCCGCAGCAAAACGAAAATTTAAAGTGTACCCATCGGCCTATGCTAATATGTACGCATCAGCTGTGTGTTCAGGTAAAGTTACACCAGGTGGTAAAAAAAATAAAAAAAGAAAAAAAGCTGCTAATGGTGGAATCATAGACATGACTAGATTTCAAATAGTGTAATGGCTAAAAAAGGATTACGAGCATGGGTAAAGGAAAATTGGGTCGATATTGCGAACAAGCGAAAAGATGGCTCATTCCCGAAATGTGGAAGAAGTGGTGGAGAAAAAAGAAAAAAATATCCAAAATGCGTGCCTATTGCAAAAGCAAGAGCGA